AAGTTGCCGTGGTAATTTTCCTGGCGTTCCGAACGCCGACGTTGGTTGTGTTGAACGTGCGCGCGAACGCTGCGTTTCAGAACATCGCCTAATACTGGAGAAGGCGCATCGGCATAATTAGCAATCGATACCTTCAGGGGCAGCCCACCCTACCGTATACCAACTACAAGTCGTTGTCGAATTCGGACGTTGAGATCGATCTGTCGTTCAACGATCTTCACAACGTTCCGATCACGCCGACGTCGATCAGCATCGAGTTGGATGACATCACGAACAGTATCGCGATGCTCAGTCCTACCGTGCTGGTCTCTACCGGATCGAGCAGCGGTAACGTGCTCTACCCGGCGTTCACGGTGAGCCCGTTCACGCTGCAGCTCACAGCCGCGTTGATGCAGATGTCGTTCCCGTACAGCGGGTCGCAGATTTGCCAGCTAGGGATCACATTCACCGGCGTTGATTCGGTGACCGGCTTTCCGTTCACAGGTACTGGCCTTGTGATCATTGAGTTGTGCGCTGTCGCCACGGTGAGCGGTCAAGCGCCTTAGCAGTTACTTTCTCGCATGTGAGGTACGAGATGGTTCAGTTTACAGAGAAACCCGTCGGTGAGCTGATCGCCGTGGAGATGGCAACATCTCCGCGCGATCAGCGCGTGTTACTGCCGGACTGGCAGCGCACACTCGAAGGCACGGTCGTGGCCGCAGGCCCCGGCCTGCCGCTCCCGAATGGGAAAACAGCCCCGATGCAATGCCGGGTAGGCGACCGCGTTATCTTCGGTGCGGCCACTGGCATGGAGAGCACCTACAAAGGGGCTACTATCCGGATAATGAGAGATAGCGACGTTGACTGCGTTTTGGAATCTGCGCCATGAGTGCTATGACCGCGCTGCCGCCCGAGCTGGCGAAGATCAGTAAGCGAGTTCGAGTACTGCGCGATCGAGTTTTAGTGGCGCCACTCGACTATAAGCATCCACTCCTGGCAACTGTAGGTATACAGATGCAAAAAGGCATTGTGGTGGCAGTTGGTTATGGCCGCAGGGAGCGAAGGAAAGTAGCTTTTCGCCAGAAGATGGATGGTTGTGGCACCGGCCTCGACCGCACCCTCTACTTCGAGGATGGCGACGAGACCGGCCGCATTCACCCGATGCGCGTGGCGGTGGGTGATGTGGTGGAGTACAGCCCTCGCAACACCTTTCCGTTCCGCGTCATGTTTGATAAGCGCGGCCGCCTGCACACCACATGCTGGAACGATGGGATTGAGTTGGTGATGATTTGGCAAGGGGCTATCATGACGGTTGACCCCGAAGCGTCGGCGGAGTCCGCGATGCTTGGGTTGCAGAGCGCTGGGTTCGATAGGCATGGAAATTTTATGTCAGGCGCGGAGGCGTGGCACCGCACATGACAGGGCCGATGGAAAAACCCAAGTGGCCGAAGCTGTCGAAGGAAGCGCTTCAGAGCATCTGTCCGCTGAAAGCCGGCAAGCCGGACCTGTACAACCATCTCCCCACGCGGATGATTCCGCGCGAGGAGTCACAGGCGCGCGGCTGGACGCACTTCTACATCGGCGATGTGTGCCGATACGGTCATAAAGCGCCGCGTTGGGTATCGAACCCTGACTACTGCGTTGACTGTCACCGGACGCGCGAGGGCCGGCTGACGATCGGAGGGAAAGGTGAGGCGGAGTACTCGATTCGTGCTCGATCCTATCCGAAGAACGTTACTCGCGGCGGTGGTCCAAGTACTGCCGTGGCTACCGTACCTCGCGATCCTGAGCCTGACGCTCTGGAAAAACGTTTTCTGACCAAATACGCGGAGCTTCGAGATTTCCAGGCCGCCGCCACGGATGTAGGACGCACCGACGCGGAATTCCGCGCGAGGCTCAGCTACTCCAAGGTGTTCCAGGCCGCTGTCGCTAAGTTGGAAGCCGATCTCGGGCTCATCCACACGACGTCGCTGACGGAAGACTACGACTGGACCGACGATAAACGGATTGTGTTGATCCGCACCTTTGTCAACACCGGTGACCTCAATGCAGCGATCACCGCGGTAGGCTGCTCGAACTGGCACTACGAGCGCGAGCTTCAGGACAATCCGGACTTCGCCGAAGCTATGGCGCAGGCGGATAAGATCGCCAACAAAATACTCGACCGCGTTGCGGTGAGTAAGGCGATCCAAGGCGACTCCCGGCTACTTCAGCGGGTGTTAGCCGCGAAGCTGCCAGAATACAGCGAGCGGATGAGGCTCGATGTAAACCTCACTGAGAAACTGTCCGATGACCAACTCAACGAACGACTCCTCCAAGCTCTCAGCGAGCTTAGAGTCCCCATCGTCAATCGAGCCTGTGTCGATGCCGAGTTTACTGACGTTGAGCAGATCGGAGAGATTGAGGATTCTGCAGATGGCGGAGAAGGAAATTCACCGCCGCCGTCGGAATCGAATCTCGACCTACTTTAGCGACGAAGGCCCGTACGCCCGGAAGCACTATCCGAAGTCGATGGAGTTTTTCGCGCTCGGCCGCGCCAACGAGAAAGGCGCGCCGATGCACATGGAGCGCGCGATGTTCGGCGGAAACCGAACTGGGAAGACGCTCACCGGCTGTTACGAGGACGTGTGTCACCTGACCGGCGTGTATCCGGAGTGGTGGCCCGGCTTTAAGTTCACCAAGCCGGTTGAATGGTGGGCCGCGACCGATACCGCGAAAAACACGCGCGACATTTTGCAAGCGACGTACTGCGGGAAACCGGGCATCGATTCAGACCTCGGCACCGGAATGATCCCGGCCGACTATCTCTTGAACAAAACGGTGAAGCATGGCCTTGCGGACGCGTTTGAGACTGTCTTCGTGCGCCACGTACCTACTGGCGGCATATCTACATTGCAGCTCAAATCTTACGACCAGGGTCGAGAAGCTTTCCAGGGTACCGCGCAAGACGGCATACATCTGGATGAGGAGCCGGACATAGAAATCTATGCGGAGTGTTTACTCCGCTTGATGACGCGCGACGGGATGTTGATCCTCACGGAAACCCCGTTGCTTGGCGTTACCCGCCTAATGCTCAGTTTCATGCCTCATCTATCGCCGGTACCGGTGTAGCCATGGCCAAAGCATTCGTACTTGTCGGGTGGGACGATGTTCCGCACCTGACTGAGGAAGCGAAGGAAGCCGTCCTCTCCGGTATTCCGCCGTGGCAGATCGACGCCCGACGTAAAGGTGTTCCATCTCTCGGCGAAGGATCGATCTATCCGGTGCCGGAGGTGGATATCCTCTGCGACCCGTTCCCGATACCCGAGCACTGGCCGCGCGTGTACGGGATGGACCCGGGCTGGAATCGCACTGCCGCCATCTTCCTGGCGTGGGATGTGGATCGCGGCGGCATCGTAGCCTACGACGAGTACTACAAGGGGCAGGCTGATCCCGCTGTTCACGTCGCCGCGCTGCACGCGAAGGGCGCCGACTGGATGACCGGGACCATGGACCCCGCGGCGTGGAAGGCGCGCGGACTGTCCGGTGAGTTGTTGATCGATGTGTACGCGGAGTTGGGATTGAAGCTGGTCAAGGCCGACAACACAGTCGAGCCCGGCCTGCTGAAGACGTACCATCTGCTGTCGACGGGGCAACTCAAGATTTTCCGCACGTTGATGAACACACGCAACGAGATGCGGCTGTATCGTCGAGCGAAAAAGAAGGGTAGCGATAAGGTCGAGATCGTGAAAGAGAACGACCACCTCATGGATGCGCTGCGCTACGGCGTCATGAGCGGGCGCCCGGTAGCGAAGATCAAACCATTCACGGAAGCCAACGGCGGGCGTCCGTGGTTCGCTTGGAGTCCGCCGGAGGTGTGGTCCGGCTGAATGGTTGTTATTCACCGGCTGAATAGTCTTTATTTTAAAACAGGTGAGACATGGCAATCTTTTTGAATTTTGAACACGTCGACGGCCTACGCCTGCGACAGCAACTCGCGGTAGCGACGCGCGTCGAAGGAACCGAGCTATCCGATGGCGCGGTAGTCGGCGCGAAAGAGTGGTTGTTCGAGAAGTTGGAGCCGGGCGCGCACGCGTCGCCGGACCGTGAAGTACCGCGGGACCTTCACCCGAAGACTCGCGAGCCTCTGAATACGTACACCGGCGTCACGATCAACTTCGGGCTCAAGAATCTGGTGATCGACTTCACCAAGCGGGGCGTCATTCAAGTTCCGTTTCGGAATTCGAGCGTCCGCAACCAACTGCGCATTCGCTACGAAACGGTAACGAAGCGGAAAGGGAAGGACGGTACGGAGACTGAGGTGTGGAAGTCGAGTGGACCGGCTCAGTATCTGGCGCCCCAGTTGTGGGGTGGTGTCGCTGTGGGTGATGGTCAGCGTGCGATCTTAGACGAGATGCCGACGTAAAATGACCGACAACTCCGATTTGCTTGGCGATCACCCCCACGACGAACAGCCCCGGCAGTTCTCTAACCTGCCGGGGTATGGGGATGTCAACACCAACGGATCGCTGTGCTCGCGGATTCGACTTTTCTACGATTACGCGGTAGGTGCGTTCGAAGAAAATCGTCGGATGCACTCCGAAGATTTGAACTTCATCTACAACGCGGAAGCTCAGGGTCAGTGGGACCCAGTCGTGCTGATGAACCGCCGCGGCAAGCCGTGCTACACGTTCAACCGCGTGCTCGGCCCGGTGAACATCATCGTCGCCGACATGCGGCAGACGCGGCCCGACGGTAAGGTGCGACCGGCCACCGATGGCGCCTCGCAGCCGGTAGCGGACATCTATGAAGGGATGTGTCGCACGATCGAGATGGCGTCGCGCGCCGACTCGATCTACAAAGAACAGTATAAGTACGCAGTGGCCGGCGGCTTTGGCGCGTGGCGCGTCATGCCGGTGTGGGAGGCTGATGACGGCGAGGGCGCGTTTGATCAGGTGCTACGTGTCGTCAACATTCCGAACCCGCAGACCGTTGTGTGGGACCCGGAGTGTAACGACCCCTGCGCCTCCGACGCAAACCGCTGCATCGTCGCGGAGCGCATCCATGAGGATGTCTACAATGCCCTGTACCCCGGCGATCCCGGAGTCAGCCTCAACTTCTCGCGCGACAGCTACGGCTGGTACACCGACCACGAGATTCGGATAGCGGAATACTTCGAGCGCGTCCCGACCAAGAAAAAGATCGCGCTCATGACGGACGGCTCGGTAAAAGATTACGACGCCGCCCTACAGGAGCTTGAAGACCACTACGATGCGAACGGGCTGACCGCCGAGACCGGCGCGCTCCGCATCGCGAAGGACAAGGAAGGCAACCCGCGCATCCGCGAGACGGTGAGTTGGAAGGTTCTGTGGGTCAAGATCGACGGCGCGCGCGTGCTCGAAGGGCCGTACCTGTACGATTGGAAGCGCATCCCGGTAATTCGCTGCCCGGGTCGCTACGTCAACATCGAGGGGCGCAAGAAACTGCAGTCCCTGATTCGTCACGCGAAAGACGCGCAGCGCACGTACAACTCCCGCTGTTCGGACATGATCGAGCGCAGCGCGCTGATCCCGAAGGCGCCGTACCTCGTCACGCAGGACATGATTAAGGGGTACGAGAACGAATGGAACCAAGCGAACACACAGAGCCGGCCGTACCTGCCATACAACATCGATCCGAAAGCGCCGGACGGCGGGATGCCGTTCCGCACGCCACCCATCGATGTACCCCAAGGGGCTATGGCGCTGGCAGATCAGGCGCTCAAGGACATTCAGGCCGCGACTGGATATTTCGATCCGGCGTTGGGCAATGCGGAGGACATGAACCGCGTCAGTGGGAAGGCTTTAGTCCAGCACACCCGCCGTTCGGACCTCGGTTCCTACGAATTTGTTGATGGTTTCCAGGCCGCGTTGCAGCTGACCTGGGACATTTTCATCGATATGATCCCGGCGACGTACGACTCCCAGCGCGTGGTGCGCGTGATGGGTCGCGACGGCTCCGAAGATATCGCCACTATCATGCAGATGGGCCACGACGGCAACCTCATCAACGACCTCCGCAAGGGTCGCTACGATGTCACCGTTACAATTGGTCCGAGCTTCCAGACGCAGCGGCAGGAAACGCTGCAGACCTTGATCGACGCCGCGGAATCTATCCCGATGGTCGCTCAGTTCTGCCCCGACTTGCTCGCGAAGAACCTGGACTCGCCCGACGCTACTGAGATGCAACGCCGCCTCCGCATTCCGCTGATCATGCAAGGCATCATCAAGCCGAACGAGGGGGACGAGAAGTCTATCCCGCAGCAGACGCCGCAACAGCAGGCACAGGCCGTCCAGCAACAGCTGAATCAGGCCAAGCTGCAGAAGGCCACCGCCGACGCGCAGATCGCGCAGAGTAAGGCGGGCGCGAGCCATCTGGAGGGGTTGAGGTTGATGTATGAGACCGCGGGCAAGCACTTGGCCAATCTTTTAGCCGCAAAAAAGCTAGGAGAACCGGGTGAGGCTGACGAAGCGGAAGCTGAAGCTACTCAGCCTCAGCCGCAAGGTCAGCAGTCCGCGCAAGCGGCAGCTTAGTCTAATACTGGTGAGTATTACGCCTCGCGGCAGCGTTATGCCGTGCTAACAATCGGAGTATCAGCATGGCGTTTTCCAGAGATGATTTGAAGGAATATGAGGGACAGAAGCAGGAAGACGTCCCCCTGTTCGACGCAGTTAAAGGCCCGGCAGCGGAAAAATCCGATGAGCCGGCCGACGATTCAACCACGGCCGACGTCGATACCCCATCAGGCGACGTCGAGACCGAAACGCTTCCCGACGATTCGGGCGATGGGACTTCGGACGAAAATGACGCAACAGCGGACTCGTCCACCGCTGACTCCGCCTCTCCCGATGGCGACAGCACAGAAAGTTCCGATGCCGACGGTGAACAGCCGCCGCGCAAAGGGTCTGCACGGGCACGTATACAGGAGTTAGTCGACGAGGTTCACAACTATCGCTCTTACGGGGAATATGCGCAGGAGCAGCTACGTGCGAAAGATCAAGCTCTAGCCGAAAAAGCCAAGGCTTTGGCTGAAGCCGAAGCGAAACTGAAAACCGGAAGCTCAACCACCGCACCCGCCGCTACAGCAGAACCCCCGGTCCCGACGCTGGAAGACCCGGACGTCAATTACGACCCCGAGAAATTCAGCCAGAAGTTGGGCAAGTGGCGTGACGAAGTCAAAGCCATCGTGGAGAAGAACGCGAAGGCCGCAGTAGCACCAG